TGGTCTACTGTAATTGCTTTGAACATACCTTCACCAGTCGCTGATGGGTATCTTGTTGATGGACATGCTCCTTTTTTGTAACCTGAACCACCTAATATAAATCTGTCAGTGTTTGTTCTTGATTCACGATAGATATCCCATCCATCAAAACCACCCGCCGGAACTACTGTAAATTTACGAGAGAAAATTCTGAAGTATGCATTATCTTGGTTTTCTGGTTCTGATTGGAATGTTGCCACACCTACATAGAATTCAGGAGTACCACTTGTTACATATTCATTAGATATCGTAATAGCACTTGCTTCTTTATCCATGTGGAATCCTCTTGTTTTATAATTCCAGTCAGGAAAATCTTCTGTTGTACAAAGTGAACCATCGTTTTGACCTCCTTTATAATCCAAGAAATCAATATCAATACCTATTTTATCACTAACACCTAAGAATGTTCTTCTTAAATTGTCTCCATTTGTAGTTAATGAATATGCAGCACCTACAGGAGTGTTAAATGGTGGTTCAAATATGGTCTCACCAGGGATGTCATATTTAGTTTTATAAATTAAGAATGGTGATTTCGTAAATGTAGCACCACTATATTCTCTTGTTGTGTAACCCTCAAACCCACAAGGTAATGCATCAATTGGTGCATCAGCGTTAAGTTCAACCATGATGAACTTAGATACTAATGAATATTCACCATCAGATGAACCTATTTTTTTACCGATGTAATTATTTAGGTTTGGATTCATTGAACATTTAGTATATTTTTCAATAACAACAGGATTTTGGTCTGTGTCATAGAAGTCTCTAACTAAAACGTCAAATGTATTATCAACATAAGTCATGTTTGCCAAAGAAACTTTAACTTCTCTGTTAGCGGAATCTCCATCTGAAATAGTTACAAATTTGAATAATCTATAAACTGTATTACCTCTTAATTCTGATACAATCCAAGGTGTTTGTGGAGTTTGGTATTTTTCCAAGTAGTTACCGATTGAAATGGTTGAATCGCTTCTTGCCGAATCTAGTTCAATCAAATCACAATTCAATCCTCTAATGTATCCTTTGTTGTAAGCCCAATATAAAAGGTTTGTGTATTCTTCTTCAACGAACAATGGAACTTCAGCCTTTGGTTTGTCAAAATTTGTATTTCCGAATACTTTTGCTAAATTGTTTGTTGCGGAAATACTCATTGATGTTTCAAAATCAAAGTTTGTCCCTGAATTGGTTGTACCTGTAATTTTGAAAGTTGAAAATGGATTTAATGTAACATTAGAATAACTTCCTGTACAAACCATAGAGACGTTTGTGGTTGCACTTACTTCATATACAGGTCCTGAACTATTAACATATAGATTAGCACCTCTTGACCTCAAAGTTGCAACAACAAGGTTTTCATAATCGCTAAATGATGAACCGGAAAACTCAGTGTACCCTACAACAATAACTCCTTGTGTAGGATTTGCTTGATTTCCTGAATTTGTTGCAATCCCTGAATCGTTATTTAAATAAGCAAAGAATGAATAACCAAGGTATGTACCATTTGTGTTATCAAATAAAGCATAATACCAAGTATCATTCGTAGAATTTGACAGAGTGTTTGCCGAATATGAAACATTGTCAACACCGAATACATTTGTTTCGGCAGTCAACGGTATATTAGCATTATCATAAGTACCTGCTAAAATTTGATTATAAACTGAACTAAGTATACTTCCCCAATAATAAACTTCAGTACTATCGTTAGTATTTCCATTAAATGCATTTAGAACCAAAGTCGAAATTAAATCATTTAAGTCTTCTCTAATTGTTGACGTACTACCATCCGACTTTGTATATGTCTCATCCAAAAAGGGTATAATTTGTGAAGGTAGAGCACTCTCTTCTAAAGTTATTGTATAAGGAAATGTTGAAGCTGTTACCGCACTAAAATTAACACTAGTTGATACATCGTTATCGGTAATTGCGATAGTACCAGGGTCAACATTTGCAATTGTTTTAATAGACCATGATGGACCTGCATCATAACCTGATAAACCAAGAATTCTTGATACGAATAATTGATTTGATTGTTGTAAATATGCTTTAGCAATATATGCCGCCTCATATTTAGGAATTTGTGTGTTCACAAATTTTTCAGGAGAAGTACCTCCGAAAATTGTTTGAAATTCGTCGTAGTTAGATATAAAAATTGGTTCAAAAGCAGGACCTTTAAGGGTCTCACCCACAATACCCAATGTTGTAACACCTACACTAGAAGCGACAAAAGACAAATCAACCTCAGATGTGTAAACCCCTGGAGAAACGAAAACTTTTGTGTTTGCCATTTTTTTTGAGTTTTTTAAGATTTATTATTTTCTCAATAAATATTATCTCAAAAACCAAAAACTTTACTTAAAACAAAATATTTATATTTTAGGTAGATTATTTTCTGCCTTTTTTCTATTATGGGTTCCAGCAATTCAGAAATCAAAAATTTAAAAATTTCCAAAGAGGCTCACGACATTCTAAAGACATATTGTGATAAGCGAGGGATAAAAATTTATCGTTTCTTAGAACAACTTATTCGTGAAAAATGCGGAGATAAAAAAGATATCTACGGGGAAAATTAATTATTAAATCCTTCGTATGTTATTTTGGATTCCAAAGTGTTATCGACTTTGGTTACTATAATTTTCATTTTATCATTTGTACTAATTTGAATTGTTGTCAAATCTGAACCATAGTAATCATTATTAATATACACATCAAAAGATGTTACATTTTCTGTAGTAAGAAGTGAAAACGAGTCATAAAGAGTAAATGTTTTTTCAACCTCAGTAGTACCTGATGGAAATATGTATTCAATAGTTCTAGGTTCTTTTGGTTCGTTAGGTCCTCTTGTTTTCTTTGTAAGTAATCTTCCATCAGGTTCAAACACCTGAACAACTCTATTAATTGCTGGACTTACTGTAAATTCTTCTTCATCAATTAGAAAACCTAACATAATAAATTCATAACTTTGGACATAATACTTTCTTTTATCTATATCCATTACAGATTCGTCAGATATATTGTTCCATATGATAGGTATATAATGTCCTTTAATTGTTGCATAGGCTTGCCTTGATGCAAATTTTCCAAGTACTATTTGATTGAATTTATTTAATTCTCTCATTCTATTACAAACAACCTTTACTTGGTATGTAATATCAACAGGTATTGGTTGAGGTATTTTATATACATCAGCCCCTAATTTTTTTCCATCCCATGTTGGTACAGTTGCATAAAAATATTGTCTTCTATTTGGGATATTGTATAAAACTGCAGGATTTGTTCCGAACTTAACTTCAGGTGTTCTCACAGTTGTAACAAATGGTGGTTTAACGTTGAAATCTAAATCCACAAAATTCCATGTCTCAGTAAACTGTGCCCAATTTTGGGTTGTGATTATAATATCTACTGTAGGAACTATTTTACCATCAACAGATAATTCTAATTCATTTTTAATAAAATCCAAAAATCCCCTATCTAAATCCGCATGTAAAATAGATTTAGGTAAGAAAGTACCATCTTTATTAATTTGGTCTATTAACTCCTCCCTTCTTGGGAATAAAGTTTTCGGATAATTAAGTGGTATGTTTTTTTTGATTTTTTTTGGAAATGCCATGTTATAATCCTCTAAATTCGTTATCCGTTACAGGGGCGGCCATGATTGTTCTATAAAAAGGTCTATACCCTGCATAATTATGTTTATTATCCGACACAACACGACCATCATCAATTACGGTATAATATCTAACTCTTGTCTCTGACTCGTAATAACCGATATAATCACCAAATGCGATATCAACTCCAAGTTCTTGTAAGTGTTTGATATACACAGATATTCTAATATTTCCTGGTTCGGTCTGTTCAATTTTTGAGTTACCGTAATTTTTAGCCGTTGGAGCCATAACTTGAACAAACGCTTTAAATTCGATTGGTGGGTCAAACTGAATTCCGTCTTTTAGGGTTTCACCATAAACATCATCTTTTTTTGTTTTAATTCTGTTTACACGATATAAAACCAAAGTGAAGTTCATGTCCCCCTCCAACCATTCAGAACCCATGTTAATATCCAAATCGTAATCCTCTGCACCAAAAAATTTACCTAATCTTGTAATTGGGACTTTCTTTGCCATAATATTGATAAATATTTACTTAATTCTTATTTTTAGTTGTAAAACTATTTTTTTGGAAAACCTATTATCAATTGAACAAAAGGCCTTAGAAATTTTATCCACATATGATGGGGGTAATAATTTTATTTTGCGTTTGAAACAACAACAATTGTTAAATAAAAAGTTTTTTCCAACAAGGACTCAATCTGATTACATTATAACTTATCATAACGATAAACCAAAGGTTGCGAAGAAGTGGGTTGATTTGGACCCCTATTTTGCAAAGAAAATCGCTGATGAAAAATTATTTAGAGAAATACCCGATAAAGTTTATGTTGAGAAGTTATTAGTTGAAAAAGAAAAATCATATCACATTTGGGGTAAATTTTTTGAGAACGAACAAATGGTTGATTTTTGGATGCCGAAAGGTGCTTTAGTTAAAACCCATACGGTAGAAAAAGTTGATATTGATTATTCAAAGTATTCTCATAGACCACCGCTTTCACATCAAAAAGAAGCAATTGAGAAATTAGCAGGAAGTAAAAGGTTTATATTAGCAGATGATATGGGTTTGGGAAAAACAACCTCAACTATTATCGCAGCTTTAGAGTCAGGAGCAAAAAAGGTTTTGATAATATGTCCCGCATCTTTAAAGATAAATTGGGCGAGAGAAATCGAAAACTACACAGATAAATCAATTTATATTTGTGAGGGTAAAAACTTTTCAAGTGATGAGGATTTTGTTATTGTAAATTATGATATCATAAAAAACTTTCACGACATCAAAGAAAAAGAAAATTCACAGATATTAAATGCCAATTTTGATTTGGTTATAATTGATGAGGCACATTATATAAAAAACTCACAAGCCCAAAGAACAAAACTTATTAATAACTTTGTTAAAAACGTTAATCGTTTATGGTTATTAACGGGAACCCCAATTACATCTCGTCCGATTGATTATTTTAATTTATTGTCTTTAATTGAATCTCCCGTTGCGCAGAATTGGATGGCTTATGTAATTCGTTTTTGTGAGGGATACCAGTTTAGAGCAGGAAAAAGAAAGGTATGGAACGTTAATGGGGCGTCCAATTTGGATGAACTTCGTGATAGAACCTCTAAACAAATATTAAGAAGATTAAAAACCGATGTATTAGATTTACCTGAAAAAATAATTAACCCCGTTTATTTGAGATTAAAATCCAAAGAATATGAAAACCTTATGGGTGAGTATTATGATTGGTATAGAAATAATAAAGAGGAGTCCTCATCACTTACAATTCAGTTTTCAAAACTGATGAAAGTAAGACAGGTAATCGCAGATGAAAAAGTTTCACAAACGATAGAGCTTGCTGAGAACATTTTAGAACAAGGAAAAAAAGTTATCATATTTTCTAACTTCACTGAACCTTTAAAGAGAATTTATGAACACTTTGGAAAATCTGCCGTTTATTTAGATGGCTCTTCTACCAAACCCGCAAGACAAAAGGCGGTGGATGATTTCCAAGACAATGATAAGGTCAAAGTTTTCTGTGGTAATATAAAGGCCGCTGGTGTTGGTATTACTTTAACATCCGCTGAGGTTGTTATCTTTAATGACTTATCTTTTGTTCCGTCGGACCATTCACAAGCCGAGGATAGAGCGTACCGATATGGTCAAAAAAATAGTGTATTAGTTTATTATCCCTTGTTTGAAAACACAATTGAGGGTGCAATTTACGACATATTAATTAAGAAAAAAGGAATCTTTGAAACCGTAATGGGTGACAATTTAGATAGGGGTTCCGCCGCTGAACTAATACTGAATTCAATTAACTCGGAAGGATAAATCGAAATAACTTAATATTTATCAATACGAACATGAAATTAAATGATGAAAAAACTTCAAGAAAAAGTAGAAAAAATAGCCAGTCAAATAAAAGAAGTAGAAACAAGGGATAATGAAAAATTATTTATAAATGAAATGAAAAAAATAGGAATTGAGAAATTACCTTACTCGTATTCCGCTTTAAAACAATTCATTGACCCTGAGACAATGTCTTACCATTATAACGGACATTACAAAACTTATGTTGATAAATTAAATGATGCATTAAGCAAAAAAGATTATGGTGATGTTGAGTTAGAGGAAATAATTAAATCAATTAGTAAGTATAACAAAACCATAAGAAATAATGCGGGTGGAGCGTTCAACCACGCACTTTTTTGGAAAATGTTATCTCCAACTGAACAGAAATGTACAGGAGCAATTTACGAAAGAATTAAAAAAGATTTTCATAACTTTTTGGGATTCAAACAAGAATTCACTGAAAAGGCCAAGAAAAACTTTGGTTCAGGATGGATATGGCTTGTTCTGACAAAATCAGGTTCTTTAAAGATTATGACAACTCCAAATCAAGATAATCCACTTATGAATATCGTAAGAAATGGTGGTTATCCACTTTTGGGTCTTGATTTGTGGGAACACGCTTATTACTTGAGATATAAGAACAAAAGGGACGATTACATCAAAAACTTTTTCAAAGCAATCAATTGGAAGTTTGTTGGCAAGATGTATAACATGAAGTTAAAAAATAAACTTAATGAGTCGGCGCATGTAAAATCTGTATTATCGGAGGGTGTTAGTGAAAGTTGCTCAAGAGAAGAAAACGAGGCGTATCGTTTTATATTTAATCTGAATCCAATGGTTAAACAGATTTATAAAAAAACAATTCAATCTGTTTTGAAAGAAGTTTTTTCTGATAGATACTACGAGGAAAATGAGTATAAAGACGGGGAAATGGCCGGTGTTTATAATTTAGAAGGTGAAGGAAGGTCAGTGTTGAATTATTTAAACACAAACATCAGAGGGTTTTGTATTTTAGTAAAAGACATTAATAAACTATTGAGGGTTAAAAACGAAACCCCATTAAAATTTGTCGGTGTGTCACCCCGAGAACAATTAAATGAAGTTCAAAGAATGTGTCAAATAATCGAACAATTCAAATTCAGAATCTTTTCAACTAAATCTAAAACTTTTGAAAATCTTATATCAACGTTAAGTAAGACCGAACAACTTGGTAAAATAACTGAAGAGTTTACGGTTGCAAAATTGAAAGAAAAATACGGGGATGATAATGTATCGCTTGTGGGTAAATTAGGTAGTTCAAAAGATGCCAAAGAAGGTATTGACGCAGAAATAATTGTTGATGGTGAAACTAAAACAGCACAAATCAAACCTTTTGGTAGTTATAATTTAGATAAAGATACTTATACAGTATATAATACTGCCAACGTAAAAGAATATAATACAGATTGGATTGTATTTTATAATAAAAAATTTGGTATATTTGTATTCGATAATCGCAACACTAAGATTGTGGGGGGAAATTACACAATACCATCAACATCCTTAATTGAGATTATCAAATGAAAATTATAATATCTGAAAGTCAATTTGTTAGATTACAAGAAAACCAAAGAGAAATACTTGACATGTTTGACACCGACTATTTGAATTTACTATACAGGAAGACCA